TCGCAGAACTGCTCGACGAGCAGCTCCTGCTGATGCACGCGGTTCTGTGCCTTCTCGCGCTCACGATCGATGCGCATCGACGAGAAGTTCACGTCGGACAGGTCGCCGGTGAGCGACGCATACGACCGACCGAAGGCGCGCGCCTTGAGCCGGTTGATGGCCTTCATGAACCCGACGAAGTTGGCCGTCGGGTGCTTGGGCTCCCACGGCTGGAACTCCAACCCCGCAGGGAGCTGACGCGAGACACCCGGCACGAGCTCGAGCTGCAGGGCCTTGGGCTTCCCGTCTGTTCCGCGAGGGACGTCGATGTTCGTCGTGCCCTGCTTGTCGACGAAGAATCCGCTCTGGCTGGCGGCGAGGAGCGATTGATAGAGCTCGGCCTCGGAATAGCGAGCGCCCATTTTCCACGTGACGAGCACCGGCGCCATCCACGGCACACCGCGGAGTTGTCCAGGGCGCACGGCCTTGAAGACGTGGAGCACGTCCTCTGCCGGCACCGGGCGTTTCACGCGCCCAGGCAAGCTCGGATGACGGTCCCACAGATGGTACGCGACCGGGCGTCCCTCGGCATTGATTTCGACGCCCATCACAATCGCGTTCAGCCCGTCGAGCGCCCGGCGATTCTCGTTTTCGTCCAGGAGATCCGCGTCGATCACCTGCAGCCGGTAGCCGGAGCTCAGACGACTGTCACGAACACGGAGCGCCAAGAACTCCCCGTCTTGAATGACGGTGCGGATCATCAGCCGCTGCAGTGCCGCAAACGACATGGCTGGGCCGAGCGTGCAGTTGCCGCGCTTTGCCCAGCGTCGGAACCGGCGCTCCACCCGATCGTTCAGGGGCGGTACCGGCGCGCCCCGAGGCCGCGTCGCGCGAAACTGCAGCTGCGCCCCATTCGGACCGGCGATGTCGCTTTCAAAGTCGAGCAACAGGCCAGCCGCTTCGCCGTTGTCTTGCACCACCTGCCGGCTGCGGGCTCGCAACGTCTCCAAGGACCACCGGATTTCGTCGTTGGCCTCCTCGAGGACCGCAAACCAGTTGGCCACGACGCGAGACATCGCCCCGCCGGCGTAGCGCATCCCGTCGAAGGACACGGGCAGCTTTCCCGTCAACGCCGCGCGCAGATGCCCGACGCGACTGGCGAGCTTCACGAGCTGAACCCCGTGGCCGTCATGACAATCGAGACCCCGAAACCGCCTTGCTCGGCAGTGAGCTCCGCCTTCAGGCGTGTGCGGAGGCGCAGCAGTTCATCCATGCTGTACTTCTGCAACTGCCGGCCGTCGATCATCATCATGCGCATCTCGTCGCTCGCGGCGCCGAGAATGGCCGCTTCCACGGCGATGAGTGCCTTTTCGGCCCACGAGGCGAGGTCGCCGGCGGGTGTCGTCGCCGGGTCTGGGCTGACCGTGGTCACCCCATCGCGCACCGTGTGCACCGCGCCGCTCCTCGTCGCCCGTACCACGTACCGGTAGAGCCCGGACGCGAGCGCTAGCGTATCAGCGGTGGCCAGTGCGATCGCGTGCGCCGCCCCAGACGCGCTGCTGGTCTTGGTCTGCTGAGTCAGGCCATTGAAGACGAGCTGCAGCGCCCACCCATCCGTAGCCGGATAGTCGGGCTCCTCGAGCAACAGCGAATAGCTGTCACCGGCAATGAGGCGCGCTGGCACGTCGTCGAGTGGCGTCACCGAGGCATGATTGCGCTCGGCGACGCCCACTTCTACGGGATCAGTCCAGCACTACGAACCGGACGCCGGATTTTGCCTTACGCGGCGGATTTGGCGACGGTACGCCGCGTCCACGGCATCCGAAACGCGCGGGCACGACGGTCGCCGCGTTGTTGGTCGAGGTAGCCGCGATCCACGAGGCTGCGGAGCGCGCGGCCGGCGGTTTGGTCCTCGATCCCCATGTGTTTGGCGAGCGCCGTCGTCTTCACCTCGCGGTACTCGTGAAAATCGAGGTAATGCCGGCACAGGTACCACATTGCCAGCCGTTCCACGGGCCGGAGGGATCGGTCGTCCAGCGCCTGCTCGACCACGCGCGGGACGCTGCCGGCGGTAATCAGGGTGCAGTGCGGGCCGCTCACGGCAACCACCTCGGGGTCGACGGAGACGAGTCGTAGAGATCCGCGGCGGTGGCGTAGGGCATGGCGGCCGTGGCCTTGCCGGTCGTCTCGGCCGTGACGGGATCGTTCATGCGCCTGAGTATCGCCACTAGCTCTTCGTCTCTGGTCGAAAGGAGCAGGGCCGCCAGCGCGTAGTTGGCACAGTCGGCGGCTTCCACCCGGGTGTTCTTGCGTGGCACCCACCGACGGCGACGCGTCTTCGGGTCGTACTTCCGCTCCATGCCGAGCAGCTGCTTCACGAAGTCCTCCGTCGCCCGATGGTTGAGGTGCACATACCCGGGCCCGTGCGACCCGTCCGGCATGTTGAGGCGGCGATACCATCGCTCAGTCAGCCCGTTCACCCCGATCATGTACAGGCGCCCTGGCTTGACCTTGGTCGGCACGCGCGGCGTGAGGGGGGCGGTCGGGCTGTTGTGCCCCTTCACGGCGAACACCTGTTCCCCCAGCCGCGGCGCGCACCACCGGTAGACATGGTTTGCCATGTTGCCGTCGCCGGCGTCGACCGCCATGGCGGTGATGGGCAGCTTCGCGCCCGACTCGTGTGTCCACTTGAGCGCGCGCCACTCGTCGAGGCGTTCCCAGACGAGCGGCTGGGTCGGATCGCCGTGCAGGATTTCGTGCGTCACCAGCCACGCCTGCTGGCCCACGCCCCACGCCCAGAGCGACACCTCGAGGCGATCGTGCTGCACGTCCACGCCGGCCGTCAGCACGCCGGCGTCTCGCGGCACATCGTACGCGAGCTCGACGTCGTCCGACAGCCCGTCGTAGCGCTTGGCTCGTGTCAGGAGGAGGTCCTTCTGGTTTTCCGCCCGCACGTCCTTCCAGACGACGCCGAGCGCCGTGTTCAGGAACGTTTTCAGGGTGACCGGGTCGTTCTTCTTCTTCCGAAACTCGGTGGCCAGCTCATCCCACAGCGCAAACGCCGCCGACAGTCCCTGCACGTGGAATGACCGATGCGCGAGGGACGCGCCCTCCCGGGTCTGCCGGAACCGACTGCGGGCGCGCATTTGCGGGCGATGCTCTTCGGTGATCGGCTGCTCGCACACGACACACGGGTAGTAGACCGTCTCCGGATCTACCGCGCCGTCTCCGGGGTCGCCGTACTTGAGCCGGTCAAACGTCAGCACTTGGTACTCGCCGCAGTGCGGGCAGGGCTCCTCCCACACTTCTCGTGTCCCCTCGAGGTACTCGCGCCAGCCTCGGGAGCCGCTCCACCGCCCGTCCGCATCCTGCACCGGTTCGTCGGTCGGGCTCGTGACGATGATGATTTTGCGCGTGCGCTGGAACGACCGCGTGCGCGCCTCGCCGATCGAGATGGGATCGCCTTCGTTGCCGGCTTCTTCCGGGTAGCGGTCGACCTCGTCGAACATGACCACCCGCTTCGGGCGCGACGCCAGTCCCGCCGGCGAGTTCGCGCCGGCGATGTCGAGCTGACCGCCGGCGAACTGCTTGCTGAGGATCGTGTTGTTCGCATCGCGCGAGCGCGGCACGCCGAAGATGCCGTTCAGGTCCGGTGACGCTTCGACCGTCGGGGTGAGGCGCCCTTTCGAAAAGTCCGTCGCCATGGAAATGGTCGGCTGTACCACCAGCTGCGGCGACGGCTCCTGATGCGCGAAGTAGAGCACCACCACGATCCCGAACGTGGTTTTCGCCGACTGAGAGGGCGCGATGAAGGTGACGCGTTGCGTGCGCGGGTCGCTGATCGCGTCCATCACGGTCCGCAGGTACGGCGCGACGGCGAGGCGGAGCTTCCCCGCCTGGCGCGTCGTGGCCGACGGAAGCACGACGTAGCGCTCGGCCCATTCGCTCATGGTGAGCTTCGGCTTCGGTCGGCAGTGGCGGCGAAAGCGAGCCCGGACCGCCTCGTTCATGGCGCGACGGCCGGAGGGGTGAGTGACAGTCACGTCGACTTCGCCGCTCCCTTGTTGTTCACACCACCGCCGCACACTTGGCACGTCTCTACCGTGGCCAATGGCGGGTCATCTCCATGCGCGACTGATGCGCTGACCGGAACATCACTGCCTTTCAGTCGGTAGACACCGAACCCGAAACACTTGGGGCAGTTCTCCGCATGGGAAACCTCACACGTATCGCAGAATCGCAGTGCGTTCATGCGTCCCCCAGCGCGGCGCGGGTCTTGGAGCTGAGCCACACCACCGGGACAGCTTCAGTCTCCCGCACGCTGCGCTGCCCCGCGTCGTAGGCTTCCTCCCACGCGCTGTGAACGATGCCCCACAGCTTACGCACTTCCGCCACCAGCGCAGGCACGCCGGTGCGGGCGGCGGCGATGAAGGTGGCGTCAGCCATTGGCATCCCGACATCTCCGTACATCAACTGCTCAACGTCCCCGTAATCGCGGATCGTCTTGAACGCTTCCCACGGCCCCGGCGTCGCCGCTGCCGCCAGCGCATCAAGGTGCGTCAGCTCTTCGTTGGTCATGCCGCTTCCTTGGCCTCTGCGGCCGGTTCAGGTAACACGTCGTCCGAAAACTCGCTCAACTCGGCGATGATCAGCTCCGCCTCCGCCTCCGCCGCCTGCTCGACGAGCTCGCCCAGGTGCGCCAGGCGAACCGGCAACGCACGAAGCCGCGCCGTGAGCCGGTCGAGGACGGTGCCAACCACCTTCGCCGAATCCTCGACGCTCACAGATTCACGACGGGCCCGGGCGACCTCGATCTCGACCATCTCTGCCTCGGCGAGCGCCTTGCGGGTGCGGGCTTCGTCGAGACTCACCGTGGGGGCCGCTTCCTTCAATGCCTGGGCAACGAGCTCCTTTTCTCGCCAGCGCAGGAACTCGGCCGCCCGCACCCAGACCCGCGTCCCGTCCACGCGCACCGGTGCACCGGGGCGTTTGCACCACATCCCGAGCGATTGCGGCGTCATTTCGAGCCGCTTCGCCATTTCTGTGGCGGAAACCTCCCCGTCTCGCGCGGTTTTGTCGGGGGTCGGTTTTAGCTTGGCGCGCTTTTTTGCGGGCATGAACTAAGGCTGCGAGTTGGCTGGCCAGTTTCTAGACAATTGTCGGGGTCCGCGGTCACCCGCATGGGCACCCCCCCTAGGAAGGACCCGTTGTCTTCCGTGGTGGTCTCTTTCGTGGACACGTCGCGTCCCTCTCCTCGAGGTCGTGACGTCACCGGAGCCCCTGAGGAGAGGTCCTGTCCAACACGGTGTCGATCGCATCGAACGCATACGCAATCGAGAACCGTTCGAACACAGACTCGGCGGTCTCCCAGAGCGCCAGTCGTGCCGGCGTGCGTATGGTACGCTTGAACCACCACAACGCCTCCACCTGTGCACGACCACCGAACGACGTGTGTTTACGACGGAAGATCCCAATGCGCGTGGCGAAGAAGCTCTCGCCAGTTCCGCGGGACTTGCTTCCTCTTCTCGTACCTTTCGCAAGGATCACTCGGTTGTCCGGTGTCCTTCGGAGAGAGGCACCGATCGAGGAGGGGTAATACTTCCGAGGAGGATTGGCGTTGTTCGTGCGTAGACCATTGGCCGGCAGGAAGAAGCCGAGCCCGGTCATGGGTCGCCCCCTCCCATCGAAGAACACCTGTCCTGTTTCGGTTCGTGAGTCCGCCTCCTCATGCCGTGCCAATATCACCCCGAGGTTACGGGTTGCCGTGGCCTTCGTGCCGCCAGTATCACTGCCGACCTTGAGAAGCGCCGTCATCTTCCGCTTGGCGGTCGCCCTCGGCGCCTGGAAGATGATCGCTCGAGAGAACGCGTCGGCTGTTCCACGAAACGTGAACCGCGTCGGGAGCTTCTGCCGCATCTCGCGCTGTGCCCGCTCGCCGAGCAGCGTGGTCGCGATACGCACGGCCTCTGGGGCATCCTTCCCCAGCTTCGCCAGCTCCGCCTTCACCTCGTCGTTTCCGATGACCGTGATCGCCTTCTGTGTCATACCCCCTCCCCCCGTTTGAAAAAATCAGGCAACGAGTGATTTCACCGCTGACGGCAACACGCTACTGATCGTACTCACTTCCCCTGTCTTGGCATCAGCCGCCGTGTTGCGCATCGCCTCCTCGCGAAACTTCCGCATGGCGGCCTCGCGTTTCGCACGTGACGCCTCAATCTCCTCGGGTGTGCGCGGCTTCTCGATAACGACCGCCGGCATGGTCGAGGCGACTTGCTTCGCCAGGCGTTCCTGCTCGCGTTGTGCGGCGTCGGGCGGCTCAGCCGGACGGTCGAGAATGCGTCGAACCACCCCGCGGAAATAGCTCGTATTCCACTCGCGCCCTTTGCAGAGATACTCACTCACGGCCCGCATCACGTCGGCGGCGTTCGCCTCTCGGTACGGGGCGTGCTCGCCGCGCACCAAGTGCTGTCCAGCCGCGATCGCGTACAGCTCGCCGATGATGGCCGGCCGAAAGCCTGTCGAACACAGCGCCTCGAGCGCCGCGGCTTCGTGCGGCAACGCCGCATCGAACAGCGTTTTCTCCCACTCGGCAAACAGCGGTCCCGCCTTGGACGTCGTTCCAGGTGACACCACCGCCGCGGTCCGCCCGCGGTGCGGCACGGGCGGTTCCGGGAGGACGACCGAGCCGTCAGGCGAGGGAGGAGGGTTCTCGTTACGTCCCGTTCCGTTAGAGGTGAACGTGCGGGGAGCGTTCGTCGCACCGTTCGCCGAACGTTCGGCGAACGGTTCAGCGGGGACGGCTTCACGCTTCGCCTTTGGTTTCCGGCGCGTCTCGCGCATACGGTCTCGTGAGGCTTTCGCCTCGCGAATCGCGGCACCGTTGTAGTGGTCCCATGCCTTCACCACACCGGCCTCATCGCACATGGTCGACCGGAACGCCTTGGCGAACGCCCCACGCTCGTGTTCCCAGTTCGCCCACTTCTCGAGCGTGCGGTCCGGGATCGCCGAGAGCCCACCGTCTTCCGCGTGGGACGGCAACTTGCACAGCACCGAGACGACGCACCCGACGGCTTCCGCTAGCGGGATATCGCACGCATCGGCAATCGCGCCCACGGTAGGATCGTCCGCGATGCCGACACAGATTCGAATCCAGTTCATGACTCCCCCGTCCTGTTTACCACTTCCAGCAGCGCGTCGGCCAGCTTCGTGCACAGCTCCGGCCGGAGCATGATCGGCCGGCCTGCGTCGCCGGCGGCGGCGAGGTAGCCGGCAACCTTCGAGAGCGTTTCGTCGGAAACGCGTCCTTCGCGGACGGGCAGCC